TCTGATGAATATAAAGATTGTAAAGATATAGATAAAGTTAATAATGTTGTTTTTAAAGAAGTATTTAAAAGAGTTGCAAAATATATGAGTTTGAGTAATTGGTATCGATTTGTTGATAATATTGGTGATAGTATCAAAACTCAACTTTCTTCAAATCAAGATAAAATTAACATTAGTAATGAAGATGAAAAAAAAGAATATAGCACTATATGGCATGGGAATTATACTCAGAGTGAACTTAAATATCTTGAAGATTATTTTAGTGGACTTGAAAAAGATTTTCAATTAAGTACAAGTTCATATATAGATTATGCTAAGAAAGTTGCTAAAGCATCATTAGCAATGGATAAAGCATTTTCAGATGCTTTAGATGGGAAAGCAGGAGCAGATAAAAAATATAAGGACTCTAAGGATATATTTGATCAATTATCTCAATCTGCAAAATTTTCTGAGAAAACTAGAAGTTATAATGACAATAATGGAATGGGTTCGCTTGGAGAAATTACTAAGCGTCTTGAAATAGATGGATTTTTACAGAAAAAAATTAAATTTGAAAAAGATGATATTGATTCAATTATAGAAGATTTTAGATGGATTTTAGCTTCGATTGGAGTGGATACAAATGGCGAACAGAGTTAATTTTTCGAAGCATAAAAAATCTATTCAAGATGGGAATTTTCAAAATTTAGATATGCCCGAAACAAATATGATAGTGAAGAAAACAGTCATACCAAATCCTGAAGAATGGGAAAAACAAATTTTATTTTGGAGAAGTCATTTGGATTGTTTTATTGAAGATTATTTTAGTACTCTAGATGCTCCAATTAAGTTTTTTCCTTTTCAAAAAGTTATAGTAAGAGAATCTGGTAATTGTATAGAAGTTATTGATTGTGAATCTCGTGCTTTAGGTAAGACATTTAAAGTTGCTTTAATTGCATCTGCTTTATCAATATTATATCCGGATAATAGAATACTTATAGTATCTAAAACTGCTAGACAAGCGATTTTGACTATTAAATGGATTAAACAAATAGCAAATAAAAATCCGAATTTATCAAGAGAAATAATTTATCCTATTAGAATTTCAAAGGATGAAGCTACTGTTAATTTTAAATCTGGTTCAAGTATTGAAGCATTAGCTATGGGTATTGATGGTAGTACGCTTCGTGGACTCAGAAAAAAGGTAATAATAATCGATGAAAGTTTATTGATTTCTAATCAACCAATTGACGATGTACTTTCCCCTATTCTTCAATATAAGAGAGATATTTATTGGAAGTACAGAGATCAAGGGTTTGAGGATTTTGAGTCAAAATTAATACAATTGTCAACGGCGTTTGTTAAGTCTTGTGATTTTTATGGAAGAATCAGACGTTTAATTCAAGATATAAATAAAGGTGATAAAAATAAATTTGTTTGTGCTTTAAGCTATAAAACTGGTGTCAAGTTTGGGATTATTGACGAAGATTACGTACAATCACAAAAAAGAAAAGTACCTTTATCAAGTTGGGAAATGGAGTGGAATTGTAGATTTATTGGAGCATGTGAAGGTAGTTTTTTCCCATATGATTTAACACAACCATGCAGAATTCTTGAATCTGTTGAATTATTTCAACCTGTAAACTCAACATCAAGGTATATCCTGACACTGGATGTAGCTACATCGGCTGCCAAATATGCTGATCATGCTTGCTTGTGTATTATAAAATTATCTGAAAGAAATGATGGGACTTTTACCAAATCACTTGTATTTATACGTAGCTATCACGGATATAAACTTGATATGCTTGCAAAAGAAGTAAGAAAAATGTGCGTTAGATTTCCAAATATTGAAAAAGTAATTATTGACGTAAGGAATTTAGGTGAAGGTATATTGCCTTTGTTAAATATGCCTTATGTTGATGAAAACAATAAAGAATATCTACCAATGGTTCCAGATACTTATGCAGGTGGTAGTAGTAAGGTTTTGCCCATTATCAGAGAAATTAAAGCTGATCCTAAAATGAATAATAAAATGGCTACTACCACTAAGAGATATTTTGAAGATGGAAGTTTAATTATTCCAATTCCGTATGTGAATATTAGGGGCGAATTGGAAAGCGGTTCACAAGAATTTGATGAAGAAGATAAAAAAACAACTAAAAAAGATGCAGTAAAAAAAGAAATGTTGTTAGAAGAAATTGCAATCTTTATCGACACAGATGGATTGCAATACGAATGCGGAAACATTATACCGAAAGTTTTGTCAACTTGTACGACATATGATACTCCTTCGGCTTTGCTTAAAAAAGACCGCTATAGCTCGATGGCTATGGGACTACAATATGTGTCTGATTTGGAAGAGCAAAATAAAGAAGAATTAAGAGATACTGGTGACGAATGCTTAGCAGTAGCATATCATTGGTAACAATTTAAATTTTTTATATATAATTTTTAAGGGGAGAGGTCGGAGTCATGACCGATTATTGTGTTCCTTCAGGCACATCTCCCCTACTTTCATTTTACTGAAGGACAAAAATCTGAAGGGAGATGAATATATGGGTGTAAAACATTCTTATGAATTTGTTAAAAATGTGTTTGAACAAAAAGGATGTCAATTATTAAGTAAAAATTATATTTCATCAGAAAAGAAACTTGATTATGTATGTAGCAAGCATTCTAATATAGTGCAAAGCATTAGTTTTTTAAATTTTTATAACAATAATCGTGGTTGTCAATTATGTGGAATTGAAAGAAGAGCAGACAAACAAAGACATAGTTTTGATTTTGTCAAAAAAGAATTTGAAAATCGTAACTATATATTAATTAGTAATACGTATGTTAATTCTGGAACTTCATTACAATATATTTGTAAAGAACATCCAGATAAAGTACAAAAAATTTGTTATGATAGTTTAAAAAATGGAAGTGGTTGTAAATTATGTGGTAATAGTAGAATTGCTGAGAAGTTAAAGCATAGTTATAAATATGTCAAAGAGTTTTTTAATAAAAAAGGATATGAACTATTAGATGATGTTTATATAAATGGACAAACAAATATGTATTGTATTTGTAGAAAACATTCAGAGTATATTCAACAAATGAAATTTAATAAGTTACAACAAGGTCATGGTTGTAAATATTGTGCAAAGGAAAGCATTCACGAAAAACAGAGTTATTCGTATGATTATGTTTTTCAGTGTTTTCAAGATAAAGGTTTTGAATTATTAAGTGAAAATTATATTAACAATCAACAGAAATTAGATTATATATGTTTAAAGCATCTCTTTGAAATTCAACAAACTACATTCGCAGATATATTAACTGGAAAATATATATGTAAACATTGTCATTCAGAAGGAATGAGTGGTCAAAATAATCCTTCGTGGAATGAAAATTTAACCGATGAAGAAAGAATTTTTGGTAGAAAACTTGAAGATTATAAAAAATGGAGATTTGAAGTTTATAAAAAAGATTGTTATACATGTCAATGTTGTAAAAAAGTTGGAGGGAAATTAAATGCCCACCATTTATGTAATTATGCAGATTATCCTGCTTTAAGAACAGACGTTAACAATGGGATAACTTTATGTAAAAAATGCCATATTGAATTTCATAAGGTTTATGGGAAAAGAAATACAACCAAAGAACAATTTGAAGAGTTTGTAAAATTAAAAAATTAACAATTATAATATTATAAGTTAATAGAAAAGAGGTGAAAGTTTTGTCTGAAGTAATTCAAAAACGAAAACCTGGAAGACCAAGAAAATCTGAAGTTGTTGCTCAAAATGCTTCGGCAGAACAACCTGCTGAGACTGTAATGGCTGCTTTGAATTTAAAAAATTTATATGGTAATACAATTATTCCATATGAAACTCAGTTTAAACCAAATGGTGATTTAAAAGGATTTAATCTTCAAACAATTCTAATGAATGTTCAAACTAACATTTATAAAATATATGAATTAATGGCCTATTACGTTCAATCTGATAATATCTTCTCTTCCGCAGTCAAGAATGTTTTAACACCCTTTAGTGTTACACCGTTTCGATTACAAGGTAGTTCACAAAAGGCTAAAGATTTTTTCTATAATTATTTTGAAGAGATTGGTTTAAATGATTTGCTGTATGGAATATATTATGATTTATATCTGTACGGGAATGTATACTTGTATAAATACGAAAATGGGTATATTCAAATATTGCCACCTCATCGAATAGAAATTCAGGATGTAAAAGTCCCAAATGAGCCGGTGCTTGGTTATAAAATTCCCGAAGCAAAATCAGTAAATTATAGTCAGGTAAGTGAAACTTTTATAAAAACGATGGAAGCTAAATACAGCAACGGATACCCCCCTGAAATATTGGAAGGAATTAAAAAAGGACAAAGAATTGTTCAATTAAATCCCTTAAATACTTATACTATTCAAGGAGCAAAATCCTTTTGGGAAAAGTATAGTATGCCTTTGGGTATTTCATTACTTCCATTGTTTTCAAAGAAAAACCTTATTAGTGAGTCGGAAAATAATGAATTAAACGTTTTACAAAAAAGTGTGCTCCATATACAGGTTGGGGATGCTGAAAAAAGACCTAAACCTAATAGGGCAGAATTAGATGCTGTTGCACAATCTTTTATTCAAGCAACTACTGGGCTAGGAATTTCAGTTACATCGTGGGACGTAAAAGCTGAATGGAAAAAAATAGATTTTAAAGATGCTGGTAATTCAATTAAGATGAAATATTCTGAGGTGAATGCCGCAATATTGAGTGGTTTAGGATTAGCAAGTGTTATTGTTACCGGTGATGCTACCGGATCTAGTTTTGCGGCAGCGCAGGTCAATACATCAATAGCTTCGAAACGTATTATGCAGAATATACTTAATGTACAGCAATTTCTACGAAAAATAATGAAAGAGGTTGCTAGTGGTCAAAGGATTTCTGATACTAGAATGCCGGATTTAATTTTTGAACCAGTTGATTTACAAACTACAGCAGAAGCTACTGATGAGATATTAAAATTATTCGAAAAAGGTTTGGTTGGTAATAGAACGGTTCTGGAAACTGCAAAACTCGATTATCAGCAAGAGAGAGACAGAAAAGAGCAAGAACAAAAAGATGGTGATGAAATAGTGTTTACACTACCACCTTCATTTAATAATCAAACTGGTGATCCAAACGCTCCTGGTGCTCCTACCCTACCCAACAGTAAACGTACTTCAGACCCAAGTAAATCTGCAAGTGGTAAACAGCCTAAACCTTCAACCGCACAAATAATTTAATTTAACCAATTTAATACATAAAAGAAGCAATTGATGCGTTTTTTATATTTGCATTTGTTGCTTCTTTTTGTTTTAGATTTTTGTTTAATTTTTAAATTTACATCCCCCCTCCCTACCCTATTAGAAAGGAGGTATATTAAATTGC